AGGATAGGTCCTTTTGTCGATCGTTGTGTGAGGGTAGATCCGCAACGGAATCGCTGATTTTCTGGGAATCCTGACCCCCTCCCCCCCTGTTTGGCTGTTTTCTTCGCACAATATTTATTATGTTTAGAGATAGGCTTGCCTAACTTTCCTCTTCTATCACCTCAGCATCAACAACTTTCGCTGGCTGGCAGCTTGCGATCAGTTCTCTTAAAGCTGAATCCGATAGATTGATCGTCTCGTGTCTAATAGTTGTACTAGGTTTACCCATCATTGTCTCAACTTTGTCGATCAAGATTCCCACTGTTACGGGCAACTTATCGGGCTTCAGCTCTCCTGACTCTATTGCTGCCGAGAGCTTCTCTAATGCTGCATCCCTAGTCTTTATAAGGTCGCTTAGGAAAGCTTCTTGTGCCTTGGGATCTCTTTCTGCCTGCTTAACAATTTCTGCTGCCAACTGCGGGCTAATCCCGAACACTTCTGTCAGGGTTTCTGGTCCGAAACCCTTCTTGGCTGCCTTGACTACTGATTCATACCGCTCAGGGTCCGTCTTCTTCAGCCCTGACCCTGTATAGCGTTTGATTCCTGAAGCCTCCAGATCAGGATTCCATTTAGTTTTAACACCCATAATAGGTGAAGTTGGATCAATTTCTGTGTGTACACTTCTGCCAACCTCCCAGCCGAGTGTACACATTTTCAGCCCCTAAGTCAATACATTTGAAATTCTTTGATTGGTATGTATGAGCAGATGGAGATGTCTTGCGGATCTTCTCTGTCAGATCTTCCACCTACCATCCACTCTGTGTGGGGTATGGTCATGTCTATGCATCCCAGAACGTCTGTCCACTGGACCCACAGCCTGCAGTCTATGTCTGGGTGTATGGCAGCGTATGAGGCGGCGTTCCGGAGCTTGTGAACGTCTATGAGGTAGGTTTCGTGAAGTGTTGACGGGATGGTCCTGCACTTGATCTCAACGAGGCCTGTGATCTGTCCCTGTTTGGTGACTGCGTAGTCGAATGAGTCACGTGGAGGCAGCTTGATTAGGGCTGCTCCTGTGATCTCCTCGATCCTCATTTTGACGAGTGTCTCTCGATCCCTGTCAGCCTGTGACTCGTAGGTTTGTCGCATATTTCAGCATATTGACGATGTTGGTTTTGAGTTGTTGCTGGGTAGAGTCGTTGTCGATGATATAGTCTGGTTTGATGCTGTCTATTGCTGTCTCTGACACGTGGTGGTCGGAGGAGTCATCGAACCCCGGGCGATTGATTTTGACTACGATGCCACCAAGGGAGCGAATCCACTCGGCCTCCATTGGGAACCTGACATCATCACACACCATGACAGTTGTGAATGGGGCGTATTGTCGCCACGTGTGGTCTGCTCGTTTGACCCAGTAGTCACTGCCGAATAGCTGCTTCATTGCTTCACCATAGGATTGAAGGACTGGCCTGATGATCTCCTTGTTTTTGTCGTCGATTGGAACACCCATGAGTCCCTGTATATCGATCTTGATAGGTGTGGCTAGGGAGATCCTGACCGAATCACCCTGCATGAGGTCCAGTATGATGTCTGCGGCAGTGGACTTACCACTGCGTTTCTTACCTGATAAACCAATGATGGTGTGTGTCATAGGGATGGAGCAACGTCTGTTTCGATTGACTTGTCAATGGGCTCAAACCTACCGCACCACTTAGTCCACTCCAACTCTATTTTTCCTGTCCTGCCGTGGCGATTCTTTCGGACAATGAAGTCTACCCGGCTGTCGTTGGACTTATCTGGCTGGTGCAAGAAGCTGACGGTATCGGAGTCCTGTTCAATTGCTCCTGATTCCCTCAGATCTGACAGAGCAGGAGCCCGTTCAGAGAGGTCTATGGCCCTGTTCATCTGGCTAAGGGTGATGAATGGAACACCTGTCTCCATGGCGGCCATCTTCATTGTTCTTGAAATGTCGCTTATTTCGACAACTTTATTCTGATTTCGGTAGGAAGGGGGGACGATCTGCAGATAATCGACGATGAACAGCTTGACATTCTTCTCTCTGGCCATCCTGCGGGCCATTGATCTGATTCTGTTGGCGTTGATCTGAACGTTGTCCTCGATGGTGACAGGCAGTTTGGCACAGTATCCTGCTCCTGCGACGATCTTGTTGACATCACCTCTACCGGACTCCTTATACCATCCAATGTCCTCTCGTGTGTAGTTACTGAGAAGCCGAGCCCCGATCTGATCGAACGGCATCTCGAAGGTGAAGTAGACCACGTGCTCCCCACGTGAGGCAGCCTCGAGCATGAGCTGGACAGCGAACGCCGACTTACCACAGCCGGGTCTTGCTGCGATTGTATTCATAGAACCCGGTTTGAATCCTCTCAGGATCGCGTCTAAGGGGGGTATCCCTGTCTTGCAGCCTGTGTTAGGCAGACCGCTAGGAAACGCAGCCTGAAGGCCATCTATGAAGCCTAGCCAGCCTTCTCGCTGATCAGTCATCCCAGAGCTGGCCTTTGTCACCTCATAGAAGTCGTTTTCAAGATTCTGCATGAGCTCCTTCGCTGGCAGGTCTTCTGAGAAGTTCTCGAGAGCGTTCCAATACCTCTGGAATACGTTCCTTTTAAGTCTGGTTTCCTCGAGTCGGGGGTAGTGGTAGGACAACATGCTCGGAGAGTATCCATCAGAGCACAGTTTGTTGACCAGCATCGCGGCGGATTTAACCTTATCCCGAACGCTGATGTAGTTCACCTCGATGGAATGCTCTGAGAGACTACAGGCAGCCTCCCACAGTTTCCTGTGGTGGATGCCGTGGAAATGATCCGCAGTGACACCGAGATCCACGGCCCTGTCAAAACCTCCCTCAAGAGCAGCGCCGAGAACAGCGTCCTCGTCAGCGGAGCTGTGGGGAATCTTCCAGTCACTCATTCCCATAGCTGCCTCCTCTCAAAGCCTGACCAACAAGGAAGCCTGCAGTGAGTCCTGCGTAGCTCTTTGAGACCCTGATCCTGTTCTCCATATCGGGATCAATATCAGTAGTAGTAGTTATTTTCTTTAGTTCTTCATTAGTTATAGTCGCACTGTGCGACACTTTTGTCGCAGAAAACGACAACTTGTCGCATAAATCGACAGGACTAACCATATTTTGCTGTGTGCTGTCGGGGTTTTTTTCTGCAGAATTGTCGATTTCTGCGACACTTACTTTATCGTTAACGCTTGATCTGGTCATAGTCTGTCCATGTTCGGTGAGGAACAGTTTCCTGCCCTCTTTACGTATCCAGCCAGAGTCGATCAGGCAGGTCAATGCCCTGTATACTGTGGCTCGATGGACACCTATGTTTGTCGCTAATTTAGACACTGATTCCCAGCATCCGTTTCCTCCGTCTCTCATGCTTATGTAGCAGTAGACTGTAAATTCTATCGGTGAGAATCCCTGCTTAAACAGGTCCTCGGGTATATATGGACGTTTCATTTACGCAATACGGTTTGTTTGATCTGTTCGGCCAGCTCCCGTCCTTCCGGGCCGCATGACCTCAATCCCTGAACTAGAGACATCGCTAATCCCTTGTCCAGCTTCTTAGACAATAAAGCCTCCCTGCAATACTTTAAGTATGAATCAGTTTCATAGCTATAAGTGCTCGCAGGGAGGTGCACTATTTCTGGGTCAATGACCTCTCCTTCTGATGGATAGTAGAAGGATTTGGCCTCAAACCTGTCGCAGGCCTGCTGTATAACCTCAGGCAGTTTGTTCCAGTGTTCTCTGCGGAGGTATTTCACAGCCGATCATACACGTTCAAGACCAATGGCTCGTGCGGTGTATAATCGGGCCACACAGAGAGCCTCATACAGCTCTCCAGTGTGCTGTAGGCCTCGTCAAGCTGCTCCTGAGCCACCTGACGGTCATTATCTGTAAACTCAACAATACAGCTATTGTATGGCCACTCTGTCTCGACTACGGCCCAATACCACTTGTCGATTTTGAGCCCCGCCTTCGCTGCAATGTTGCGATAGTTAACCTCCTGCCAAGCGTATTTCAAATTTCTGGCAGTTCGTTTGAACTCGAGAGGTTTCGCTCCACCCTTCCTCGTCGTCTTGAGGTCAATCACCGTGCTCCCGGAGAGCATGTCGATCCTGCACTTAGCATCCACGCTTCCATGAAACTTTTGCGCGAACACGCTCACCTCAGAGCTGAAGAACTTGATGTCTCGAACAATGGGCAGACTGTAGAATCTGTCACGGATCGCAACAGCCCTGTCGTAGTCCTCTTGTTTGATGATCAGTTTCCCAGAAGCTTCCTGCTCCTTCCACCACTCCTTGTTGACTTTGAGACGTTTGTCCTGCTTGTCTGGGGGACATATGCTGTGCAGTGCATCGAATTGATCGCGCTCCAATATATAACTATGACAAAGGCGGCCAAAAGCCATTGCCGTGCTGTCCACCTTCGGGGCCTGACCTCTGATTTTCCCGTGAAACTCATTCGGGTTATCGATCAGTTTAAGGTCGCTGGTGGAGAGGGCTGAGTCAGCCCGGTAGACTGACTCAGCTAGGTCGTTGTAGACCCCGCTCTTAAAATTAGAACGGAGAATCTTCGGTGTTTTCAACAACATGACCTTTTCCTTTCGCACTTGCATATTCTGGGGACTCGGAGATTTTCTTCTGAAGCCATTCGGGAACTTTGTCCCAGTTTTTGAGTTCGGGAGAAATCTCGAACTCGAACGGATCGCTCGTGACCTCACCACACGGCAGGCCATCGGGCATCATTGATAGCCCCGCGATGTTGTCGTAAATCTGCTCGTCTCTACCCGGGCGGTGCACAATGGTCGCCAGTGCAGGTTTGCCCAGCAATTCCGACGAATCGATGCCGCTTTTCATTTCAGACACAGTTAACTGCTTCCCCTTAATCGCTACCACGTACTTGCCCAAGGTAGACTTATGGTTCAAAACGGACGCAACTATGACACATCTAGACAGCGACACGGGGCCATCCTCTTCCCTGAATGTGTGCTTCTTGTTCGGGAACTCGAACAACAGTGCGATCTGCTTTTTAGGTCCGTAGAATGTTTCATGAGTCCCCAATTCTATTAGCCCGACAAGAACAGCCACGTGGCTCCCTTCGGGTAGCATCACTCGATCCTTACTCTTCTCCATTTTTAACTTCATTTTGTTTCCTTTTGTTTATTTATTTGTATCCATTCCTCCAGTGCTTTTATGTCAGCGCACTGAAAAATTCTAAGCAGGTCCTCTGCCTGCAAAATAGCGATCCACTTTCCGTGGTTTTTCTTCCAGACCACCACAGGTATCTCGGTGTCTCGAGCATCTCCTTCTGCCTGTGCGATCCAGTCTCTAATTAATGCCTTCTCTGTGTTTTTGACTTCCCAGTGAACAGGCAGGTCTGTGCAGGAAACGTCAGGGCTCTCGTGGTTCTGCTGCGACTGGTGAAACCCTGTTCGACGAGCATCGAACCCGAAGTACTTCAGGATTGACACCCACGCCCGCTCACCTCGAGCACCTTTCTGCTTACTGTTAATCTTGCTCATAAGACGTATATGTGACCGTATTTGAGATCCTGTATTCCGCCGCGCAGAACGCAGACGTGACCGAACGCCTTTGCCGCTTTAGCTTGTGCCCGCTCGGATTCCCTGAGGCACCACTCCACGTTCGTGACCCAGCCATACTGTGACCGCCACTTGTGGTCCGTATCCGGTAGCCACTCTGTGACCATGGTTGGCCAGTATGGAGGCAGTGTGCGATCTGGGATCTGAGTGACGATTTCAGGCGCATCCGCGCGAACGCCAGAAACGTATTCGCGCAGGTGGAGAGCCCATCGGTAAAAAGACTCCTCCCGCAAACTCTCCACATAGAACCAGTCTGCCCTGCTGGTCTCCTCGTTGCAGCCACTTCGAGCCACAACGGCAAAACTGGCCCCACTGAGCTCCCGCAGAAGCCAGTGACTCATGCGCCGCGTGGCTGTCGGCTCCTTGATGCTCTGGTCGCCTGTGTATTGTCTGGTGATCTCTGTGGGTTGCACGTGTTCAGGCTCGCACACCTTTCCACCATTGACAAGTATTTTTTTCTCAACCCGCAGAAGTAGCAGTGTAGGTTATCAGGAATTAGCCTCTAATCCGACTACTTACGGGACAATAAATTTCAGTCGGGACCCTCAAGTGTCCGAGGGGTGTGACTAAAAAAACTTGACAAGAGGAACGATAACCCATAACAAGTCGGCGTTCGAAATCGACTTTGAGTCTCTGACTCGCTGAGTGCGTCTGGATCATTTCCGTGGTTCAGACGCCTTTTTTTGCCCCACTCAGGAACAGCAGGTTATCGATTGACCTCCACACGGCCCATCTCTAGACTGTGACAGTGAACAACAACAGATCCCGGGAGATAGAAGACTGGATTTCAGTTTATGCTGAAAGATTGAGAAAGAGGTACTCTACATTTCTGAAATGCCTGCAAATATGTTGAGAAGCTGAAGGAATTGAAATGAAGACTGCCATTGCTGTTCAAGCATACAACAGGCCTAGCTACCTCAGGAAGGCACTTCAAGCAGTTGCTTTGTGCGATCAGGGCTGGGATGTTCACGTGTTTCTTGATAGTCCTGTTAAGTCGAAAGATGGGTTGATTGATAAGAAATCTGCCTGCCTGAATGTGGAGTGCTTTAAGGTTATTAAGCAGGAGGTCCCGGGAGCCACAATACACTGGGGTGTTTCTAATGCTGGCCCGTCTGTGTCCAATGTTTCTATAAAGGCCAAACTTTTTGATGTGCTGAATTATGATGCAGTGATATGTCTGTGTGATGATTTTGTGCCCACTTTCGCATTCTGGAGAACGATCAACAAGATGCTTGTGATGTCTGCAGATGATGACAGATACGGGCTCGTGATGTGCTACAGCGAAAGAAAGGGAGAGGAGCACTCGAAATTTTACAACAGCTTAACCACTTGTGGGCATCTTGTTTGCTACGGGTTGTACCGCAGCAAGTGGGATGTATGGAAAGATGATTTGATGAAGGCTGCCGAGATATATCACACACACAAGCATCCAGATTATTATGATAAGATCAGAAGCTGGCTTAACTCACACGGGTTTGGTTTTAGATCCGGTCCTGAATGCGATGCCTGCCTAATTGCACTCATGATAAAGCACGGTCAGGTCCCGGTGTCCACAGTGGCCAATCTCGGTGAGTATATAGGCAAGGATGGTGAGTTTGGTGACATTGAATCCTACAATCGTCACTTCAAAGATGTTTTGATAGACAGGGTTGAGCCATGCATACAGCAGCCAGACCAAGGTTTTTTTGATCATGCCCTCAAGCGACTGAGAGATATTTACAACTACAGCACAGACAATGAATAGTTGCTACTTCATATACGGTGAGAATGAGATAAACCCTATGCCAAGACACTGGTCAGTTAATATGTCCTCGTTCGCACGTCATAATAGGGGAAGTTTTAATGTAAGGCTTGTCACGCTGAAGTCACGCAACGGTGCTTTTGATGACCTGTTTCGTTTCAGCAAAATTCTATGGGCTCAGGTCATGAGGTTCCACATGATCTACGAGAATGGTGGACTGTATTCTGATTGCGATGTCGAATACTACGGGCCAGTCCCATCAGTGGAAGGTTGCAACTACGTGTTCGCAACAGAGATTCACGGTCATGTCAGCGATGCTTTCTTTTATGCCGAGAAGCACTCGACCATCATGAAAAAAGCTTTAGACAAGGCGGTCTCTTGGAGCTACGGGCAGCTTGAAAGCGGATCACATTGCGCCAAGACAGTTGAATTTCTCGACGAAGCTGGTGTTGGCATGTTCAGCAAACTGGTCAGGCGTGAGACAGGGTTTGATTTTGCGAACAATCATCAGGTTCATATGTCAAAGGAAGAGTTCAACGGAAGATTCCACCCAGAAAATGGCGTTGGGATAATTCCCTTC